ATATAGATAATGCAAATACAGGTAATGGTGACATTTCATTAGACCTAACTTTGCCATTAAGAAACGACACAGGACAGCTAATCCAAATAAATACTCCTAGTGCAGACAATGTTGTAGTATCAGAGTATATACAGAGAACTGGTGAAGTATATTTTATGGAAGACTTCTTCCCATTAGCAAGAACCGACCTTTCTCGAGAAGAATTTAAGTTTGTATTGGAATTTTAAGGAAAATAATTAAAGATGCCTATTAACACGAACCTCAATCAAGCTCCTTATTTTGATGATTTCGATCAGGAAAATCAGTATTATCGCGTGCTCTTCAAACCTGGGTTCGCTGTTCAAGCCAGAGAGCTAACTCAACTTCAAACACAGCTCCAAAATCAAGTAGAACAATTTGGTGACAATATCTTTAAAGAAGGTAGTATCGTCAAAGGTTGTAACTTTACTGAATTAGATGATTTAAGACATGTTAAATTAAATCAAATCACAGGATTCGATCCAACAAATTATATTAGCACAAGAGTCACAGAAAATATTGGTGGCCAAGATGTCGAGATTGATTATATTTACGAAGTTGTTGGTGCAACATCTGGACTAAAAGCTAATATTATTCAAGCATCTTTGGGTTATGAAACAAGACCGCCCGATTTAAATACATTCTTTATTAACTATACAAATACTTCTGCTACAAATAAAGAATTCCAGGCTGGTGAAGCTTTAACAATTAATCTTTATAAATTTAAAGTTGGTACTACTTCACCTATTGCAGACATTCCAAACGTTGCATTTGATCGTGATGGTATCAGTGGTATTGCTGTAACAAGTATTCCTGCTACAGACCACGTAGGTCCTTCCTTCGGTATTCAATCAGCACCAGGCGTAATTTTCCAAAAAGGCCATTTTATCTTTGCCGATACTCAAACTTTGGTTGTATCAAAATATAGTAAAAGTCCAACTGATGTTTCAGTAGGTTATCAAGTATCAGAGGAACTTACAACTGCATTACAAGATGGTTCTCTTTATGATAACGCAAATGGCTCACAAAACGAAAATGCTCCAGGCGCAGATAGATTAAAACTTATTCCTCGTCTTGTTGTATTAAATACAGCAGATGCAAAAAATGATTCTAATTTCTTTACATTGGTACGTTATCAAAATGGTAATGCCGTAACAGTTCGTGATGTTTCTCAATATAATGTTCTTGGTGAAGAATTAGCCAGAAGAACTTATGAGGAATCAGGCAATTATATTTTAAGAGATTTCCCATTACAAACAGATGACCGTGTTCCTGAAGGAGCAGCAAACTCAGAAGTTCATGTATTAGTAGGCGAAGGTGTCGCTTATGTAAAAGGTTATCGTGTAGAGAATGCTGGAACAAGATCATTTCCAATTGACCAAATTTCTTCAACAGAAATAGTAAATGCACAATCAGTATCAACTGATTATGGTAATTATGTTACCATTGCAGACCCCGATGCAGATATACAAGGAACAATAACTCTTTGGGATGAAGTTGAACTTCAAACTGCTGCTGGACAAAGAATTGCATATGCATATGTCACTAACTTTACACCTACTCGAATTTATTTAACTGGTATACACACACCTAATACCACTTATAATCTAAACCAAACTGAAAAAGTTGTAGATGTAGGTAATGGTGCTGGTGTTGTAGTTGATGGTTCAAGATTAAAAGAAGCTGCAAGAAAGGCTCTTATTTTTGACACAGGTTTAAATAGTTTATTTGAAACTTCAGATACATTAGTCCCAACAAGAATTTCTGAAGCAGCAACACATACAGGAAACGTTATTACACTAACCGCAAATCCTGGTGAAGATTTTGCTTGTACAAATGATGATGTTCTTGTTATTGATTCTAGCAATACTAGAATTCCTTTAGATGCTACTGTCAATAATGGTGTTCCTCAAACTTCATTTAATAATAGTATATTGACAATCAATTTAGATCCTGCTGCAAGTTCTGCAACAAATGTTACAGTTTACTATAACAAAAGATTAGTTGGTTCTTTAAATGGTGTTGACCCATACAATAAAATTTCACATGAAACTTATGTGAAAATTACATATAATTCTATCATAACAAAATACAATTTAGGTTTACCTGATGTATATAAAATTATTAGTATTGAAGATTCAAGTGGAACAGATTTTACTAGTAGCTTCAGACTTATACCAAACCAAAAGGATACCCATTACGATTTATCCTATTTGGAATTCCTTCAAGGAAGACCTGAACCTTCTGGTGTATTAACAGTTAGGTTAAATGTATTTGAAGCTTCAAATGCAACAGGCGAATATTTCTTTACAATAAACAGTTATCCAAATACACTTGAGAGATATGACATTCCCGTTCATGTATCGGAATCAGGTAAGAGATATAATCTAAGAGAATGTTTTGACTTTAGACCTTATGTTGATAAAAATTCTAACATTTCATACTCTGATACAGCCGGAACTGCTTATACAATCCCCAGTCTCCCAGCGCCTGGTGAAATTGCTCCCACTTTCAGTAATTACGGACCACCTTTAATTCCAGCATTTGGAAATGCAATTACAACTGATATCGAATATTATCTTTCAAGAGTTGATACAGTTGTGTGTGATTCGTATGGAGAAATTTCAGTTATTAAAGGTGAAGAAGAAAGGTTTGCTGTACCACCTCGTATAGGTACTGACCAATTGGCACTTGCACAAGTATCAATTCCAGGGTTCCCTGCTTTATCTAGGAAAGAAGCTAATGCTCAGTTGAAGAGTGAATACGCCATTAAGGCTAAGTCAACTGGTATTAAGGCTTACACAATGAAGGATATGCATGAGCTTGACAAGAAGATTGACAATCTTGCGTATTACATTTCACTTAATCAATTAGAAGCTGATACACAAAATCTTGTTATTACAGACGAAAATGGATTATCAAGATTTAAAAATGGATTTATTGTAGACCCATTTAATGATTTATCACTTTCAAATATTGAGGAAGCAGAGTTCAATGCAGCTATCCCATTCAATCAAAGAGTTTTAACTCCTTCAGTTAAAACTTATCCACTAGATTTAAGATATAAAACTGCTACAGGTTCTTCTATATTCCCATCAACCTCAAATGCAAAGGTTGCAACAGTTACTCGTGATTCAAATGTGGATATTATTGACCAACCTTATGCTTCTAATATTAGAAACTGTGTAAGTAATTTCTACAAATATGTTGGTGATGGAGTTATTTCGCCTCCTTATGACGCAGCATATGATACAACTACAAACCCTGTTTCGATTGATATTGACTTAGCAACGCCGTTTGAAGAATTTATTGATAATATTCAACAATTCTTACCATTGACAGATACAACAAGTACTACAGATTTCAATCCGGATCCAGGTAGAGGTGGCCGTCGAGGTGCTGGAACAGAAGTTACAACAATTACAACAAGAACAAGCGAAATTAATGTTCAACCAGGAAGTACTACAACATCATTTGTAGGTGATTTCCTTACCAATTTCCAATTTGAGCCATTCATGGCTGGACGCGACATCGCCATTTACATGTCCGGCTTAAGACCATCAACCAGACATTATTTCTTCTTTGACGGAGTAAATGTTGATTCTCATATTATACCAGGCAATACAACTGCTAATTCTGTACGTGCAGTAAAAAGATCCGGTAATAAAGGTGCAGCGGTCACAACTGATGCAAATGGTGTATTGAGAGCAGTATTTGCTTTACCAAACGAAACATTCTTTGTTGGAGATAGAGTATTAGAGATTGCTGATGTGAATTTATATAATAGCATTGATAGTGGAGCAACATCAAAAGGTCATGTCACTTATCGTGCATATAATTTCAGCGTTGAAAGAACATCTCTTACAACTTCAACAAGAGCTCCAGATATTGATGTCACTACTACTACAACAACAAGAAATGTCGCAAGACGAAGAAGAGGCCGTGATCCACTTGCTCAAACATTCTTTATTAAGAAAGGTATGGGACAAGGCTCAAACTCTGTCTACCTATCAGAAGTTGATGTATTCTTCAAGCGTGTAAGTTCAACAAACGGCATTTCACTACAAATAAGAGAAGTTGTAAATGGCTATCCTGATAATGCTATTGTACCTTTCTCAGTTGTTCATAAACTTCCATCTGATCTGACAAGCGCTTCATCTGATGATGCTTCAGTTGCAACAACATTTGCATTTGATGCTCCAATTCGACTTGATGTTGAAAAAGAATATGCAATTGTTCTTCAACCTGATGCTTCAGATCCAAATTACTTAGTATTTACATCTAAGGTCGGTGGTGTTGACTTGACACCAGGTGATACTCAAGGTTCTGCTATTGTTCAAGACTGGGGTGATGGTGTTCTATTTACTTCAACAAATAATAGTGCTTGGAAATCTTACCAAGATGAAGACCTCAAGTTTACAATTAGACGCCATAACTTTAGTTCAGCTAATGGAACAGTCACACTTACAAATAACGATCATGAATTCTTCACAGTAAGTTCATACAGTGGAAGATTCCAAGTAGGTGAATTGATTTACCAAGAGGCCTCATTATTAGGTGGTACTGGTGCAACTGTCAGCCTTGTTGAAGGTTCAAATGTAATTACAGGAACGGCTTTAGATGATACTTATGCTGTTGGTGATTTCATTAGAATAACTGAACAAGCTCCAGGCACAGAAGAAGATATCTTCGAAGTTACGAATATCGTCAGTACAACACAGCTTGAACTTGATAAGCCTGCATTCTTCTCTGCAAACCCTGCTAATGCAACACCAGTAATTGTTGGTAAATTATCTTACTATGATAAAAATAATCCAACAGAAATGCATTTGGAACAAAGTAGTGCTACTTCAACTAGAGCGTTTGTGGTTAGTACTGGAATTGTTGGTTTTGACAGTGGAAGAACAGCAACGATTGATTCGATCGACAACATCAATTTAAGTTATGTACAACCGATGATACTCAAAGCTAATGATTCAACATCTACAACTAAATTATCAGGTGAATTTGTTCCACCTTCTAATGTAAATATTACATACAATTTACCTATGAAATTTAATGATAACAATCATTTTGGTAGAGATGGAGTTGTTGTATATAGTAGAAGTAATGATCCTGCCGGTGCAAAGAAATTTGAACTTAAAGTAAATATGGAAAATGGTAGTAATGTTACCTCCACTCCATTTGTTGATATTGAATCTTCAAAATTACTTGCATATAGATATAATCTTACAAATAGTTCAGCTACAACATCAAAATATATCAGTAAAACAGTTGAATTGGCAGCTGATTTAGATGCCGAAGATTTAGAATTAATTGTTACAGGTTACAGACCAACTGGAACAGACATTAAAGTTTACATCAAAGCAAAAAATGCTTATGATAATACTCCATTTAATTTACTTGATTGGACTGAATTAGAATTATTTGAAGGAGTTGGAGTTTATTCATCTACAACAAATATTAGAGACTATAGAGAATTTAAATATAGAATTCCTGCAGCTAATAAAGTTGGTGGTCTCGCAAGTGGTGCATTTACATATGATAATGATAGTGGTAGTTTTCAAACCTATAGAAGTTTTGCAATTAAGATTGAAATGTTATCACCTAATATCCACAATGCGCCTACATTAAGAGATTATCGTGGGATTGCCTTGACATAGAGAATATGAGATATGAAAAACTTTACAAGAGACAATAAAACTAAAGCAATACTAAACACAGATGTAGAAGCTTTAAATAAATATAAGATAGAAAGGACTTATTACCGTAAAGTTGATTTAATACAAAAAGATATACACGATATTAAAAAGTCTATAGTCAGTATCTGGGCAAAAATAGAAGAATTGGAAAATAAGTAATGGCCAAAAATATAGGACAAATCACCACATCACAGACATTCCAAAATTGGTTTGATAAAACTAATTCTTTGGTGACTGAACTATCTCAAAATATACTTACTGCGTCAAGTGGCTCTGGTGATACTACTTCAGGAAATGCAACTTTAGCGGGTACATTTACAGGTACAAATTTAATTGCAAGTACATTACTTACAACTAATGATATTTCTGCAAGAACAAATAGTGCAGTTAATTTTCAAGATCCAATTATTGTAACAAGTACGGCACAAACTGCTGCAACATTTAGTTTCGGTTCTGGTGGTCAAGTAAACTTTACAGATGGTTCACTTACATGGCTTGCTGGAATGCAAGACAGCAACCCTGGCAATTTCATTATTGACACAGGCGCTGCACCAGTTAAATTTAGTTTATCAACAGCTGGTACTCTTACAGTTCCTGATGCTGTTGTTACAGGTTCATTAACAGTAGGAAGTATTACTATTGGCGGTGGAGGCAGCGGTTTAAGTACTGATGATGTATCAGAAGGTTCAACTAATTTATACTTTACAGATGCCCGTGCTAGAGCAGCAATACGAAAACAAGATATTGATGCTTTAGAAGTAGATGCTGGTACACTTGACGATTTAAATAGTACACAATTTATTAGAAGTGATGCTAATGATACAGCATCAGGAGATTATATCTTCACAGGTGATGTTGATGTACAAGGTGATTTCAATGGTGCAGCAGGTAATTTTTCAGGTACGTTAGATGTTGACGGCGATTTAACAATTAAAAATAATGCTAGTAATTTAATAAGATTACAACAAGTTGGTGGTAATATTATTGCAACTGGTAATGTTACAACTAAAGGCACAATATCAGATATAAGACTTAAAGAAAATATTGTTAGATTAAATAACTCATTAGAGAAAATATCACAGATTAATGGATATACATTTAATTATAAAGACAGACCAGATGAAACAATGCCTGGCGTAATTGCTCAAGAGATTGAGAAAGTATTACCAGAAGTTGTTTACGATTTTGAACAAGAGAATGAAACCTATAAAGCTGTTCGTTATGCAAATATTGTCCCACTATTAATTGAGGCAATAAAAGATTTGAAAGGTAAGGTAGATGAGCTAGAAACCCAAATAAATAAAGGGTAAGTATTAATTGGTCAAGCATAAGGAATAAAGGGAAAAGCTAAATGGCAAAAATTTCAGAACTAGGTTCCATTACCGGTGCTAATACCAGGTCGGAAGACCTATTCGTTATTGTCAACCTTGTTCAAGGCGATGATGGTACCAAAAATATTACTCGTAAAGAATTAGTTGAGGCTATTCAGTACGAGATATTTAGTCGTATCACAATAACCGGTGGTACAATCTCCGGCGTCGTGATGTCCGATTCACGACTAGATAATGTTACCATTGACAATTCTGACATTGAAGATACTTCATTTATTCGTGGTAATATTGACAATACAGTAATTACAAATTCCGATGCTAGAAACATTACAATTACCGAGTCCAGTTATTCAAACGGCGTAATCTTTAATGTAACAGCAAATACAATGACAATTACCGATTCTGATTTCTCAGATGGTACTGCAAATAACATTGTCATTACAAATTCCGAGTTCAACGAAGGTACTGGTAACAATGTTGTCTTAACAAATTCAACCATTGATGATTCTACCATTACAGATTCAACAGCAAACAATGTTAATATTACAAGTTCCGTTTTTGATGATGGTTCGATTACAAATTCTTCTTTTGCAAATGGTACATTACAGGATTCGACTGGCGATAATATTACATTAGTAAATTCCGATTTCTCAAACGGAACAATTTCAACATCTACTGCTGACCAAATTACAATCACTGATTCTTCAATGGAAGATAGTGATATTGCAAATACAGTTATTCAAACGTCTACATTTACAAATGGTGCTATTACAAACTCTACTGCTAATACCACTGTTATTACAGATTCCGAATTTAATGATGGAACAGCAAATAATATCGTCATTACAGATTCTGAATTTAATGACGGAACAGGTAACAATGTAGTACTTACAAATTCAACCATTGATGAATCATTATTCCAAAATGGCACAATTGCAAATACCAGTTTCCAAGGCACAATGGAAAATGTTGTTGCTACTGATATTACAATCCGTAGTTCATCTGCTGATGGACTTTCATCAAATAATTCATCATTTGAAAATGGTACATTAGAGACATCAACATTTAGTGGTGGTGTTATTGACCAATCTAAACTTGTCGACTTTGATATGGATCTTACTAAAGAGTTCGATCCTCCAATGGAAGATGAAAATTATTTTGCAATCAAAAATGAGAAAACAGGTGAAACAGAACAAATTAGTTTTGGCCAATTATTTGATGAAGTATCTAAGAAAACAGCTCAAGCACTTAAAGTTCACGTAGACGCTGGTTCAGGTGATGATAATAATCCTGGTACACAATTACAACCAGTACAAACTCTAGAAAGAGCATTTGAACTTTGTTTAGAAAAGGCTGGTGGTGACTTTAACAGAAACGCAATTAATAACGCGGTTCATATTTCTGCAGGTCCTGGAACATATTATACCAAAGGTAATTTAATGTTGCCAGATGATTGTTCATTGACCTCTACATCTGGTCAGTATGCTACTGTAATTGAAGCATTACCTGGCTATGAAAATAATAACGCAGTTCTTGTTGGTTCAGGTTGTTATGTTCAAGGTTTCTCATATCAAAATTGGAAAATTGATAACTTCGATTTCCCAGAAGGTGGATTTGCTATCGCATACAGACCAGGTGCAAAACTCCTGCGTTCTCCATACCTAAGAGATAGTACTCAGTTATCAAACTTCAACAGATTAGATGTTGAACCACCTCTTAATCCTTATAACAGTAAAGGAACACTTGCTGATTTAGGTCAAACATTCACAATGGAGCCTGGTTACTCTGGTGCCTGGGAAGAAGGTGATGAGATTAAATTCAGTTCAGGTGCTGTTGGTTACCTATCATGGGACGATTCAGCTGATGCACTGAAAGGCAACCCTGGGGATATCGCAACTAGTGGTATTATTAGAGTCCGAAATCTTAAAAATGGTGAAGGTTTTGCTATAGGAGATATTGTAACATCAGAATCTGGTGGTACTGGTGTCATTCAATCAATTGGCATTGACGACTTCCCGAACAGAGAAGTTGGTCGAGGCGGTGGTTGTGTTCTCGCAGATAGAAGAGTTTTAGATCCGGATTCACTTTATACCTACGTATTATGTTTCGGTTTCACACCTCGTACACAAAACGGAATAGGTTATGTTGCTAGAGACGGTGCTGGTGTTAACGGTATCGGTTCTCTATCCATCTTCGTGCGATGTGCATTCTATGCACTGAATGGTGGACAAATGACACTGAACAACTCAGGTACACAGTTCGGTGACATCTCAATGAGGGCAAAAGGTACAACTCAATTCTTCCAACCTAAAAATACATCTGCTACCATTATCGGTAATACTGCATTTGCTGATGTAATTTCAGACAGTGAAGATGCTATTATTGAAGATATGGTTGACTACCTAACAGCTAATACTGCTCAAGGTGGTTTGGATTATACTGGTTATAATGCAGATAAGTGTGAAAGAGATTCAGGCATTATTCTTGATGGTTTAGGTTACGATGTTGCTCTTGATACTAACTATTGGGGTAGACTTGCTGGTATTACATATCGTTCACCAATCAGTTCAAAAGTTATCGGCGAACAACTTGATGCAACAATAGGTGCAAATGAATATTTACAAGATCGTGTTGAAGGTATTTTTGCATCTGCTAACTCAGAAATTATTGAAAGAGCAAATACTTCATGGCAAGAATTTTATAATGTAACTCAATACGGCGAAGAAAATATGAACGACATCATATTCTCTGAAACAAGTGTTGAACGAGTCGCCGCAAGAGAATTACTACAAAATAACAGATCATTTATCCAAGACGAACTCATTGATTGGATCGAAAATAATGATGAGTTCTATGCATATAATAGTGAAACATGCCGCAGAGATACTAAAGAATATATTCTTCCTGCAGTTAAAAATGACATGTTATTTGATACCAACTACAACTCTGTAACAGCTGGTCGTGCTTATTATATGGCAACTGCTGCTAAGGTTGTGGGTCAACAAAAGAACGAAACAATCGAAGGGTATCGTAGACTTAAAGATCAGACAAATGAAATTATTGATGCAAATACTTACATCGGCACAAGTCGTGTAGATGCAGGTTTTGACGAAATAATTGGTATCCTAGGAAATACAGGAACAAAATATACTCCAACAAATGCCACTTATAATCCAGTAACTGGTGAAATGGTCATTACAATTGGAACACACAGTTTAACACCAGGTCGTAAGATTCTATTTGCAGAAAATGCAATTACATTCTCTTGTGATACTGATGGTAATGTTGCAAATATTTCGCATCCAAGACAAACAGATGGAGCTTTCAATAGCCCAATAGAAGTTGTATCAGTAACATCAACAACAATTACAGTATTCGTACCAACAAGTGCTTACACAGGCGTTCATAACTTTGTCAGAGCAAAAGACAACGGTATTGCAACTCTTGGTTCAGAGATTACTTGGTCCGATAGTAGTGCGATTGCTGCAGATAAGCGTAATGCAAGAAAACAACTTCAGGCAAATAGAGGTTTCATTCAAGACCAAGTTGTTGGTTATATTGACGATACTTATTTTATCTATGATTCAGATAAGTGTAAGCGTGACCAACTAGAATATATCATTCCAGCAGTTCAAAGAGATATGGTTACAGGAACCAATTTCAATGCTATACAGGCTGGTGAAGCATATCGTGGTGCTCACGGTGATGTTGTAATCGAACAACAATTACCACAGACTGTTGGTTCAATAACAGAATTAAAACAACTCTTTGCAAATAATGTCATTCAAGATCTGAGTGCAAAACATGCAAGTGATGAGTCATTCGATCAATTAATTGATATTCTAAACAACGACGGAAAAACATATACTCCAACAAATGCCACTTATGACCCAATAACTGGTATTATGGAATTAACAATAGGTGCTCACGATTTACAAGTTGGTGAAAGCATTTATATTGCAGATGAAAGTATTACATTTGAATGTGGTTCACCTGCTGTTCAAATTTCGCACCCAAGACCAACAGACCCTTATTACAGAACAGCAATATCCATTGATAAGGTTTCAGCAACAACAATTACAATGAATGTTGGTGACGCAAATGGTTATACTGGTGCTCATACATTTATTAGTGCAAATGCAAATTCAGTAAAACTTGCAACTTATAGAGCTGGTTATACTCCATACGGCGCTAGTTATGACCCAATCACTGGTATTATGATAGCAGCAATTGGTCAACATAATCTTCGTGTTGGTGATTATATCCAATTTAAACCTCTCAGTATTACATTCGAGTGTAATGGTGATGAAATCACTCACCCAAGACCGTCAGATCCTTTCTATAAGAAACCTGTAAGAATTGACGCTGTAACAACTGATACAATTACAATGCAGGTTGGTGACGCAAATGGATATACAGGTTCTCATACCTTTGTAAGTGCAGAAGTTAATGCCATTAATGCTGACCCAATTCTTTGGACGGACCCTGCACGCATTCAAGAATTCTATGACCCAACAACTGCGACATATGATCCAGGCACAGGTGTAAGTGTTGTTACAATTCCAGGCCATAATATCGCACAAGGTGATTACATAGAGTTCTTACCATACAGTTTCACATTTACTTGTGCACAGGATGGTAACGCAACCGAACATTCATATCCAAGATTTGGAGATGCTAATTATAAGCAACCTATGGAAGTGACAACTGTTGCTGGTGATGACATTACAGTTAATGTTGGAATTGGTGCTGGTGGTGTCCATACATTTGTAGGGGCAACAAGAAATGCAGTTGCCAGAGTCACTCATCTTTCAAAAGGTCAATTGGCAAGAGAACAATTACAGGCAAACAGAACATTCTTACAAGAAGAAGTTATGGCCTATCTCGATACACAATATTTCATCTTTGATGGAGACAAGTGCTCAAGAGATACAGGTTTAATTTTAGATGCAGTAAGACGAGATGTTGCTACAGGTTCAAATTATAATTCAGTATTTGCTGGATTGTCATACAGATTAGGTGGTGCTGGTGCACAATTAGTCTATCAAGAACAATTAACAGAAACTGTTGGTGCTCTTGTTTATCTAAAAGGTGAAATTGGTGCAGAACTTACAGGAACAGCTCTAACAAGAAGTAATGCTGCGTTTGATGAAATGATTGATATTCTTTCCAATGGTGAAGGAAACGCAGATGCAATTTCATTCGGAACAGCAGCTGCTCCATCAGCTGACCATACAGTTGCAAGAACAGCATTACAATTAAATAAAGCATTCTTACAAGCAGAAGTTACTGCATACATTGCGGCAACATTCCCAGGTTTAACTTATGATGTTGCTAAATGTGAGCGTGATACAGGCTTCTTGGTTGATGCAATATCTTGGGATATTCAAAACGGTTCAAATGCTGCTTCGGTTAACTTTGCAAGAATGTATTATGATAATGCAATCGCAGTATTACCTGAAGATCAAATTCTTCCAACAGCTAAGACTTGGGCTCATATAGCAGAAGTATGTTATCAGATTGTTAGAGACCAGGCTGTTGTGAAAACAACTGGCAATGCCGCAACTCAAGACCTTTCACAGACAGATGTTGGTATTAATATCGGTAACAGTGTAAGAGATTTAGTTGAAGTTACAGTAAATGTAATCAGAGACAGAAATCTAGATTGGTTACCTGAATATGATGAACCAAATATTGAAACAGGTTTTGCTACTTCTGTTGCTAAAATTGATGGTAGAACAGAAACATTACAATCAAGTGTAATCTCTCATATTAGAGAAGAGTATAACGGATTACCATATAATAAAGCAAAATGTAAGCGTGATGTTGGATTAATTGTTGATGCTGTATCTAAGGATATAGAATACGGTGGTAATGCTTCAACAATAGAGGCAGCAACATATTACTTTGCTCGTGACCCAGAAATCAGTGCTTCATACGAAGAACTTAGAAGTGTCAACGTTCTTCCATTAGAAGTAAAAGGTCAATTTGCTAATTTACCTGATACTGCTTCAGTTTCTGGTTTAAGAGAAAGCATTAATATTCTTCCTTATGAACAAAGAGAACCTACAAGGGTTGCATTTGCTCACCTTGCAGATGTTGCACAATTAGTTGTTCAAGAATCTGCAGTAACAGTTTCAAATGCAAATACTGTTCCAACTCAGGATACTACTGGAACTCCAACAGATGCTCCAACAGCTACTTCGGTACACGATTTAATTAATACAATCGCAAATCTTGTTGATGATGACGAAGATGAAAATGTACCAACAGCAACAGATCCAAGATTCGATCCAAACAGAACAATGGCAAGATTACAACTTCAAAAGAACAGAGAGTTCTTACAAGAAGAAATCATTGCATACCTCAACGATAGATACTTCACATTTGATGGTGATAAGTGTAAGCGTGATACAGGTATTATTATTGATGCTGTAAAACGAGACCAGTTAACAGATTCAAACTTCAATGCAGTATTTAATGGATTGGCATATCGTTCAGGTACTGCTGGTACAAATCTAGTTATTGATGAACAATTAACAGAAACAGTCAAGGCTGTTGAATATACAAGAGATATAGCACTTGCCGCGGTTACAGATTCTACTGCTCAACAAAGAGCAAGAGATGCATTTAACGAAATTATTGATATTATGGGTAACGGTTCTGCTAGTGCAAATACAATTTCATTTGGTTCCGTAAGCACAAATGGTGCAAATGGTATCAATGCAAGAGAACAACTACAAAATAATAAAGCATTCTTACAAGCTGAAATTACAGCTTGGTTGGCAGTAAATTACTCATCACTATCTTATGATGTAGCTAAGTGTGAACGCGATGTGGGTTATCTTGTTGATTCAGTAACATTTGATATTATGCATGGTGGTAATTCTGCTTCTCGTAATAATGCAACTCTTTACTTTGAAAATGCTTTAAGTGTATTACCTGAAGCTCAGAAAGCTCCAACGGCCGCTGCCTTTGCTCATATTGCTGCTTGTGCCGAATTGATTGTACAAGACACAGATATTGGTGGTTTAAAATCTGCCGGTAATGCTGCTTCTCAGAACTTTGCTGCTGGAAGTGCAGGTGCCGCAATAGGTGCAGAAGTTGAAAGTCTATTTAATATTGTTACTGATGCAATTTCAGAAAATGACCTTGATGGAATGCCTGATTTAATCGAACCTACAGCTTCTTCATACGACCAAGTCTATCAAGATGCTCTAACAGAACTTGAAAGTGTTAAAACAACAGTTGCTAATAATGTATTAGGTTATCTCTCAACATTCTTTGAAGTATTACCATATAATGAAGCTAAGTGCAGAAGAGATACAGGTTACATTATTGATGCAGTATCACACGATATTCAATACGGTGGTAATGTATGTACCGTAAATGCTGCTGGTATGTATTTTGAAAATGCTGTAAATACATTACCTAAAAATCAACAACAAGCTACAAAAGAGGCATTCACTCACCTAGCAAATACTATCGAGCACATTGTTCAAAGAACAGCTGTTACACCAACGGTAGGTAATAGTGAAACTCAAGATACAGTACATGTTGCTGCTAACCCATTAACAGCTGGAAATGCTAAAGCATTGGCAATGATTGTTGCTAACGCGGTTGATGATTTAAATCCAACCATTGCAAATCTACCAGAGAAAATTGAACCATTACAAACATGGAATGCAACTCAATATACTACTGCTAAAGAATTAATGGAAGACAATGCAGTTGCTCAAGCTGATAATGTATTAAATTACATTTCAAATGTATGGAACGGATTAAGTTATCCTAAGTTTAAGTGCAGACGAGATATTGGTTATCTTATAGATGCAGTATCACACGATGTTCAGTATGATACAAATTCTGCTACATTAATATCTTCTCAAATTTACTTTGAAAATGGAGTAAGTGTACTTCCTGCAGATACAAGAATACAAACAGCTGATGTATATTCATACTTAGGAACAGTTCTATCAAATATTGTTCAGGAACTCCCTGCTGCAAATACAATATATTCAGACACACCACAAGATACTTCAGGTACTCCTGCAACTGCAGTAGAGGGTGCTAGGGTTTCCGAATTAATAGGTTATGTTGAGGATGTTATCCGTAACGACTCTCTAGCGGGACTACCTGGACCTGAACAGGCAAATACAGCTTGGGTTGATTCAGAACTTCTTGGTGCTGCTCAACAGATTGAAGATAATACAGAAGAGCTTGCACAAGACCTTACAGATTACATTAACACAGAGTTTGGTGCTCTTGATTATAATAGAGCAAAATGTAGACGAGATGTTGGGTATCTACTTGATGCATTTAGCTTCGACTTGAACTATGGTGGTAATACTGCCTCAAGATGGAATGCTGATTTCTACTTCTGGAATAACATTTATAGAATCCCAGAAGATCAAAGAGTTCCAACAGCAAAATCATACAGACAATTAGGTCGCATTTGTAAAGATATTGTTATCGGTAAATATCCAGGCATGACAGTGGGAACACAAGAGCTTGGAACAGATGTGGAATCTGCAAAAGTTGAAAAACTTGCTAACATGTTCTATAAGACACAATTATATAGAGATACAAAATATCTTGATGTCAAAACAGAACCAGATTACACATACAGTAATCCAATATTTACAGATGCCCAAGATATTATTGCACAAAATAGAGCAACACTTGCACAAGATGTGGTTAGATATGTTGGTGCCACTTATAAATACATTGATATTAATTTAACAAGAAGAGATGCTAAAAATCTACTTACTGCGTTAGAAAATGACTTTAAGTATGAAGATGTAACTGTTGCGGCTCCAAGTTATACTACAAACGGAAGCTCAAATGCGATAATGACATATACTGCTTCATTCTTTGATGAAAAAGGTAAGCATGTATTCCCAGTATTTAATCCACAAACATCAGGATTGAAATACCAAGGAAGTATTGAAAGAACACCAAGCCCATCACCTTACTTGAATTTACAGGCGATTACTGGGCAGAAACCAAATCATGCTTATATTGTTGCAGATGATATGAATATTAATCATTATGATGGAGAAATATGGTATTGGGATGGTAGTGCATGGCAACCAGATTCTGGAACACCTGCAACATCAAGAAACAATATTGATTTATTAAATGCATTTACTGGTGCTTGGGATCGAATGAGAGATTATATTGTAAATAATTACTCACCAGATTCTACTCATAGTTTAATGATCGAAGGACTATTTAATGATTGTCTAAAAGACAACATTCTGAGACCTGAAACATTAACATTCGGCTCATTGGTTGAATCAATTGCTCACCAGTTTAACGGTGCTTCGGCAGGTGTAAACAGAAATGCATTACCATTGAACTTCAGAAACCTTGGTGCTGCTATATCGGCGGTTGCTTCGGTATTGAATGAAGATGGTGGTAGAATTAGATGGTCCGGTGCGGACGAATTGAATAACCAGTACTTTGCGAGAGGATTGAGAATTAATGGTAGAACAGGAAGAATTGAAGGTCGACCATTTACATCATCTGTGCGTAAACTTGCAAGACGTGCTTCTAACAGTAGAGCATCATTATAAAGAATAGGATAAAAGAAAAATGCCAATAACAACAATTGTAACCTCACAGGCTCCTGACGCAAAACCAGTTGCCATTAATAAGGTCGTATCCACTAACTGGCAAGTTCTTATTGAAGTACCTCAATACGAAGTACCTGAACTAGTTTTTGGTGGTTCGACAACAGTTGAACCGGGCGTTGGTGAAGTTATTTCGCCATTGATTTTATGTAACACATCAGCAAATACTGTTAACATCGATGTGAGAGTACATCGTGAAGATGTTAATTCAGAATTTAATTTATTGAAGAACATGCCCATTTCGTCTTATCAAACAACAGCAATTCCTTTGAATGGCCAGTTTTTAAAGAGTGGTGATACATTAGAAATTATAGCAGACACTGATTTAGCAGTGCATGCAACATTATCATTTACATTAGGTCAATCAGAAGAAGATGACGTTGTTTAATAGCTCGATAAATATATTATAATGAGAAACGGAGAATAATTTAAATGTCCTTTGGAACACTAACAGGAAAAAATCAGCTAATAGGTTTTGGCGATCCACAACCATTTCCTATTACCCTCGATGCTGCGGTATACGAGGGTGCAGTTCTTTATGCAGACAATAACAAAATATATTTTTCTGATGGTACAAATTGGTCAGAATTAACTGGTGCCGGTGTTGGTGGTTCCGTTAATGCTATTCTTCCTTTTGCATTTATCCGAGTTGATGGAACAGGTAATATTACAGGTACCGGAATTTCATCTTCTAATTGGAACGCAGGTAATGGCACATTAGACTTTACCTTTGATACTGCTCAACCTGATACTGATTATACTGTTATCACTGATGGTGAATTGAATGATGATGCTCGTTTAGTATCAATTCAAAGTAAAACAGTTAATGGGTTTGAAGCTTCATTCTATGACAGCAATGGTAATGTAACAACTCCGTCTACATCAAGTTCATTTGCAATCTTAGTATTTGCATCTGATCCTGTTACTCAAGTCGGTCAAGGCTCTCAGGGTGTTCAAGGTACAACAGGTATTCAAGGTCTCCAAGGTGATTATGGCCCTGGATTTACAATTATCGGTTCAGTTGCAGATGTTGACGCAGGTGGCGATCCTCAAGCAACTTTAAATACAGCATTCCCTACTCCAAACACTGGTGACGGTGTTATTGATGAAGCTGATGATGAGCTTTGGATTTATAATGGTTCGAGCTGGGTTAACATTGGTTCATTCCGAGGTGTTCAAGGTTTACAAGGTGTAATTGGTCCTCAAGGCATTCAAGGTCCACTTGGTAATGAAGGTATCCAAGGGGAAAGAGGTTTCCGCGGCTTCCAAGGAGAAGCTGGTCCTCAAGGTGTTCAGGGTGTTCAAGGTGATTTGGGTATCCAAGGTATCCAAGGCTTTAGAGGTCCTCAAGGTGTTCAAGGTATTACTGGTATCCAAGGTGATTTAGGTATCCAGGGTATTCAAGGTGTCCAAGGTGTCCAAGGAACAACAGGTATTCAAGGTGATACTGGTATCCAAGGCATACAGGGCTTTAATGGTGATGATGCTGGACATGTAGTCGAATATAGAGTTACACAAACAACAACTAAAGTAGATCCTGGCACTGGAAATATGATTTTCAATGATGCTGGATTTGCAAATACAGACAATTTTTCAACAGTTACAACAATTTGGATTGACGATGAAGCATTATATAGTGTCAATCTAGATGGCCTATTTACAGTAATAGACAGTCAAGCAGGTGCCGATAAAGCTGTAATGAAAATTACAAAGCGTGGCAGACCTGATGATTATGTATTATTCTCAGTTAATAATCTAACAGATGAAACTGGATATTGGGAATTAAATGTTACCTACTTAGGTGGTAATGCGATTAGAGAAGATTTTTCTGAGTTTGATGGCGTAAGTACATGGACACTCCACCCAGTATTAGTAGCATTTAGTGTTGTTGGTGACCAAGGTGTTCAAGGTTTAATAGGTCCACAAGGTCCTCGAGGCATTCAAGGCCTTCAAGGTTTACAAGGTATCCAAGGGCCACAAGGAACAACAGGTATTCAAGGTGATACAGGTATCCAGGGCGATACTGGTATTCAAGGTCCTATCGGTCCTATAGGCGTTCAAGGTATCCAAGGAGTTCAAGGCGAACAGGGTATCCAAGGTTTCAGAGGCGAATTTGGTGGCCTTTCTTATAATTACACATACAGTACTTCAACGGCAAATACAGATCCAGGCCAAGGCATATTAAACTTTGACAACGCATCATTAGCTGGTGCTGGTAAAATGTTTATTGATGATAGGGACAATGGTAATGTTCTAGTAATGGACGGCATTCTAAATGAGTTTGCTGGTGTTACAAGTGCTATAAAAGGTTATTTCAAACTTACAAATTCAGCTAATATTTACGACCAAGCATCATTCCAAGTTAATGAAGTAACAGATAGATCCGGTTATTGGGAAGTAGAGGTATCACAGATTAGTGGTGTCACTGTTATGACTGACCAGACCGACGTGCGTATTTCCTTTGTTCGTAATGGTGACCAAGGGTTACAAGGAATACAAGGAGTACAGGGCAATACCGGTATCCAAGGCGTCCAAGGTGATACAGGTTCTCAAGGTGTTCAAGGTACTAGAGGGATTCAAGGTTTACAAGGTGGTTCTGGTATTCAAGGTGATACTGGAGCACAAGGTATTCAAGGCCTCACTGGTATCCAAGGTTCCAGAGGACTTCAAGGCATTCAAGGAACTATGGGCTTTGATGGTGGCCTATCATTTGAATATGATTTTGATACCAACACAACACAAGGTTTATTCCCAGGACTCAATCATTGGTATATTAACAATGCTGATGTCACACAAGCAACAAGATTATACATTGATGATTTAACTGATTCAGGTCGTAGAGCAGATAGTTTATTTAATTACCTAGATGGTATTACATCTAGTCCAAAAGGTCAAATTTTCATTCGAAGTGCAAAAGATGTTAATGGAACCTACCAATGGTTAATTTATGAATTTACAAATTGGACATGGGACGCTTCTGGTACAGGTAATGACTGGGGTCACTTTGATGTTAACTTCATTGAAAGATCTGAACTAGAGGGAACTGATTCAAGCCCAGGAACAAGTTGGGCAAGTGGTGCTGCAGCTGTATATGGTGATACAGCTAATATTACATTTATCCCGGCTGGCCAAACTGGTTCTCAAGGTGTTCAAGGTGTTAGAGGCCTACAAGGTATCCAAGGCATTCAAGGTGAGCAAGGTATCTATGGTGGTTTAACATTTGAATGGTTATTTAGTAATAACACAATCGGTGGTACTGATCCCGGCGTAAACAATATTAAGTTTAATAATTCAAACCCACAAAGTGCAACATTAATTACACTTGATGATATTCCTAATGACCAATATAATACAGAAGTTGATGATTTCTTAGACTTTATTGACGGTCAACCAGGTGCAATTAAAGGTTATTTAAAAATTCAAAAAGGTGCTGATGACGCACTGCAAGGACCTGGCGGACATCATTGGTTAATTTATGAAATCACTGATTGGACATGGGACGGTGTAGGTAAAAATTACGGTTTCTTTGATGTTAACTTTGTTGATGGTAATGTAACCAATTGGCAAACAGATGTTGCAGATATACACGGTAACCAAGTCTTAGTCACATTTATTCCAAAAGGCCCTGCAGGTATTCAAGGCCCTCAAGGTACAACAGGTTTACAAGGTACAACTGGTGCTGGATTACAAGGTATTCAAGGACCTCAAGGACTTCAAGGTTTATTAGGTTTACAAGGTGCTGAAGGTTCATTCGGTGGTGTTACATTTGACTATACCTTCTCTACAAATACAGTTAATAACGACCCTGGTCCTGGTAACATTAAATTTGATAATACCACATATTCATCAATTACAGCGATTTATATTGACGACAGAGATGATAACTTTGTAGATATTCAGCCATTCTTAAGAACAATTGATGATTCAACAAGTCCAATTAAAGGTCATGTTAAGGTTACAAAGAAATCACAGCCAGAAATATTCCAAATCTTTACTATTTCTGCTCTAACAGAAATCAATACCTATTTTAATATTAGTGTTGCATTTGTAAGCGGTAATGGGGTATTTGCAAATAATGAAGATGTTACAGTAACATTTGCAAGAACTGGTGATTCTGGTGCTCCTGGTCCTGCTGGGCCACAAGGTGTTCAAGGTATTACTGGTATCCAAGGTGCAGATGGTATACAAGGAACCACAGGTGCAGGTACTCAGGGTGCTGCTGGTCCTCAAGGTTCAGCTGGTGTCCAAGGCGCTGATGGTGCTGCCGGTGCTGATGGAGCTCAGGGTATTCAAGGTATCCAAGGTGCAGATGGTACACAGGGTGCTACTGGTTTCCAAGGTGCTGGAGGAACAGGTGCTCAAGGTATTCAAGGTATCCAGGGTTTAACTGGTTCTCAAGGTATTGGTGGTGTCGGTTCTGATGGTTTCCAAGGTACACAAGGTATCC